ATTCACGCTCCAAGGTACGTGCCATTGCCTGTGCTGCCGGATGGTCGCTTGGAATGGTAGAGCCTGATATGAATAGTGCGTTCAAGGCACTGATATCCTCTCCTGTTTCCCCTTTGGATTCCACGCCATTATCCTTGAACAGCTGTGCCTGGTCCGCGATCAGGTTCCTTGCAAGCTGCTTTAGGATCGGGGTCATTACAATGGAATACGCATAGGCATCTTCTTCACCGTATTTTGTATAATCGGAAAGCAAGTCCTCTGTGGACCTGCCTTCTACCTCCAATGTCTTGGCGATCTCATTCGCCTCTATCTTTTTTTTTTGATAAGAGGCATACATCGCTTTTCGCATCGTAGGGCTTACGTGTTCATTGAACTCCATGGCCTGATTGTATTGTGCGAAGGAAAGTTCCTTCTCCTGCCAGAACTCTTCGGAATCATAATCTACTCTAGCATCCATTCCCACTTCTTGTTCCATAGCGGAAATAGCCTCTTCATAAGAGATTGTTCCGAGGGTCATATGATCCACCCCTTTTTCCTGTGTCTTTTTGTAGGTTGGTTCCATAGGACTTCCGGTAGAGCTATCCTGAATACCGATCAAATTCACGTTCCCATTTCCGATAAGTGTATTGGGAATCAATACCATCTTTTTATATGCGAGGTTTCTGATAGCTCGCTCACGTTCCTTATTGATCTTTATCTTCTCGATTTCAGAGATCTCCTGTTTTGTGAATTTAGGGATTTCATAAAGCTGTCTTGTGACCTGCCCCTTGCTCTTAGCAATCGCATTCACATACAATCCTGAGGCATAGTTCTTTTTCAGGTTCTTGAACACGCTCTCATTGGATAGCATCTTGATCCTGGCTTTCTTCATATCCTTCATTTCTGAGGGATACATATTGACCTTGTTAAAAGGATTGCTGGATTTCTGGGAATACCTCAGCGCCACCACATCTTTCAACTCCTTGATTACATTGGTTGGAATCGGGGTGCTGTTCTTGGATACCAAATCCAGGTCGGAAGCGAGGTTGATATCTGCAATAGTTTCCTTCCCAAAGAAAGGCACGATGGAATTATACCCCTTCCATCCACGTTGAGCCAAATCGTAAACAATCAGGGCTTTCTGCAGGTCGATAGGCATCTCATCAAATTCCCTTTGTACCTGTGCCCTTTCCACCGGATTGAAACTCTCGTTGACCATATCGGCATTGGCCCATATCCCCATTCCTTTTTCATACTTGTGGTTGAGGTTCACTTTAAGAGCCTTGGTTAGTAATAAGCTCTTGTCAAAATCAAGCTTGTTCATCTGGTCCATATACAATCCGAGTTTATAGAATACCGATTTCTTGTTGTTCACATCGGTACTCATAATATCGGCAAGCTCTTGTTTATTGGTATTGTTATATCCCAATAATCTTGAAGCGTTCCACGAAAGGATATCGCGGGAGATCTCCTCTATCTGCGATTCCGAAAGATCACCACCTATCTGCTTCTGGAAGTCTGCAAGCATCTCATTGGTGGCATCCCTGTAAACAGGATGAAGCACTTGTGTATGTTCCAAGGTCGCCCTTGCTACACGCTCATAGTTCTTCAGGTCAGGATTGTTCCTGAATTCCGGAGAGAAGTTCAGCACCTGGTTATCATTATTGTTCCTGATTGCTTTCTCATACTTCTCCAACTGGTCGTTCAGCACCAAGGGGTTGACGTGGATCTTATTATGACCACTCATCATTCCTGAAACGGATTGTATCTCCGAGTTAATATCGGATAGCATCTCGAACAAAGCAACGATATTCGCCTGTTCAGAACGTTCCTTGGCGTTCTTAGGGTTCACGTTGATCTTATCCGCAGAGGGCCTGTCGGTTACACCAAGCTCATCGTAAATAGCCTTTACGATCTTCTCCCTTGAAGTCGTCTCGTGGAATAAACTCTTGTTATACCGGTTATGCTTCGCCCAAAGCTGTGCAGCTTCCGAGTTCAATAACCTTCCCATATCTTCCAGAGAAACGCCCATATTCACCAGTACCGAAGCAAAGGATATATTATGCTCGTTCAATCCTAAAGAATCCGCAAAACCGTGCGCAGCGTTATCCAGGATAATGTTGGCAAGGATAGCGGAACGGTGGTTCCTTGAAGCTTCTCCTTTTTCAATATCCTGAAATTTCTGAAACTCCCTTCCACCGATTTTCACGGACTTCCCTGTCTTCATAGGGATCTCATAAGCAGCCAGCATATTGGCGATCTTGTGGATATTGAATACGATCCCTACAGACCGCTTGGAAACCATAGTGTTATTATACTCTTTAGCCCTGTACTCCGAAGAGAACGGAAAAGGTTTCCGGGTGGCCTTAGGGAAGTCAATCTCGATCTTATCTATGATCGCTTGTGTTTCCTTCTCAAATACCATCTTCGCCTTGATCTGATCGTTCATATCCGCAGAGAGCCACAGGTCAATAATCTTGTCCATTGCCTGATTCCATTTGGCATAGGTCTTAGCCTGATCACCTTTTCCTTTCGCCTGAATAAACAACGAATCCCCATCAAAATCTCCACCGGTATATTCGTTAAACTCTAATGGAACCACTACTTGGTTCGCTTTTTTATTCTGGTCAAAATCTATGATTTCAAAGACACCTGTATCACCAGGCTTGCTTGAAGGAACCCTTGTGGCTATCACAATATCCCCTTTCACGTGCCATCCTATCTGAACACCAGCATCGTTCTTTTCGATACCGATATGTTTCAAAGCATCTTTCTCATTTACTCCATATCGTTTACGAGCCATATCTATCGCAGCATCTTTTAGGGCTTTCATTTCATCGTATTCCCCTGACTGACTTTGCTTTTTATTGCTCCACCCTTTCATCCTGGTTTCAATGGCGTGCTTGGCATTATAAATAGTCAATGCTTCTCGCTTATGATACTTCCCTTCCATATTGTTAGGGGCTACCATCTCCATAGGACTGTTGGTGCCATCAGCATTCCTTTGATAGTTCTTTAGCTTTTTACTTGTAAACACTCCACCTTTCTTAACGTTGTAAGATATGTCAGGTTTCTGTTGTGACAAAGAACCTGGGGTTTGCAACTTGTTCCCTTTCCTGCGGATCATCTTAGAAAGTTGGTTCACCAAAATCTCTGTATTGTAAGGGGCAGCTATAGAGCCACCTTCTTCAATCAGGATCCTTTGTCCTTGGTTCATATCCTCCTTATTTAAACCATCGAGCAGCAGTTTCTTGTATGCCACAGGGTTGTGGCTTTCAAGCTTTTTAAGTGTGCCTTTCAGCATCTCCCATTTCTGCTCAGAAATAAGATCTTGTATTTCTAAAGCCTTATCCATACCTCCAATAGAAGCAGCAGCACCGACAAGAACATTATTCACCAACTGCACCGGTGTACCGGAATAGTTCTCTATCCCGTTCATTACCTGTTGAGGTCCGAAGTTCTGTGAGCTGATTCCTATAAACTCTCCTCCTTCGGTATAGTACATCGCATCCATCAGATCATTTATGTACTCAGGGTTCAGCCTTAACGCCTCCGGTTGAAGCATCGCTCCGTCCAGGTTAAAATCTTTCCCTCTGAATTTTACTTTTACCTCAGAAATAGAAGACACCACTCCATCGGTATCTTTCTGAAACTTGGGAAAGAAACCAGATTTATCTGCCGATTGTGGAGAAGCAATAAGGATATGGTTCAAGGAACCATCCCCAAGGTCATTGGAAGGAAGTTTCCCTTCATTACCCGGTTGCTTTGCATACCATTTCTCATACTTCTCTACCCTCATATTCATTGCAGGATACAATGGGTGGTTTTCATCCACGATCGTAGTGAACCCTTTCAGGTAGGCACTCTTACCTTTAAAAGCGGCATTGTCCTTTTCAATATGTCCGTTGAGGATCTTGATACCATCCTTGATCTCAAAGACTCCTTTACCTGCGTTTTGAATTTTTATAGCGTGTTTTTCAAGGATATATTGTCCTGAGTCCGTTCCGGCAATACTACCGTTGATGATCTCATCGGCAAAGGACAACCATTCAATCTTTAAATTAGGGTTCTTAAATCCATAGATCGGGGAACCGTTCATTTTCAATCGCTTGGTTACGCTATCTCCTTTCACTCCCGGTAAGAAGGCATCGACGATATTATACCCGTTGATAGAACTGTTGACTTCATATTCAGCGATCAGGTTCTCACCTTCCTTGGTCAGCTTCCCATTCTCAAAATAGTCTTGCATCGTTTTGATGTCTCCAAACGCTTTCGCATTATCGTTCACAAAGGCCACCTGTGCGTTTATAGCATCCCTGAGGGATTGGTTGAACTTCTTTCTACTCTTGGAGAGATCATCGTTAAAAAGCTGTTGGTGCAAGTTGTACACGCTGCCCAGAACCTTACCATCATTCTTCAAACTCCTATCGGGATTGAATACTTCTTCAAAGGCGATACGTGGCATGTTCATAAGGAACTTCCTTGGGGAATCTGCAAAGGCCCCTATCTGTCCGATATAGGTCTTGTTAGGGTTTTTCCTTCCAGGACTACGTGAGCTCTTGACGAACATTAGGAAGTCTTTCATCCGTTGTTCTACATCAGAACTTCCCTTGTACACGGAACCCTTATCGTTCTTATCATCCTGAAGACCGTGGTCCTGAGATACCGTAGGCATAATACCCTTCTGGTAATTGTCATACATAAATTCCAGTAGCCTGTTGTGGTTCTGGTTATGGTTTGGTCCCTTCTTTGATTGAAGCTTATAATTCTCGTGAGAGTAGCGCTTCAAAAACTCTTCCTTGGTAGGCTTCTTCCCTTTCATTTTTCCTGAGAGGAAATCGATCATATCATCCACCTCATTGGTGATGTTGTTATTGGTGATACGAACAGACTCCATATTCCCCTGTGCATTCTTGATCGTGCTATAAGGGGTGAATTTCCTGTTGGTGTTCACGATCGCTTCCGCAAGAAACTTCCCACCATAGGTGCTCAACGTATTAGGATTTTTTACTCCTTTTGTTTCAAAAAAGAATTCTCCACGGCGTACCAATCCCGTGATAACCGATTCAATAGGCATCCTGTTCCCTTTATAAACCAGGGAACCTTCGTTGAGTATCTTCCCTACACGTATGCTCGGCCCACTATAGGCCCGGAGTACCGTTACGAAATCTCCATCCTCAGCCTTCATTGCATAGATCCTCTTCACCGCAGCCCTCAGCTGTTCTATCTCCACCAGGTCAGCAGCATCCCCTTTGAATTTCTTTCCAAGCTTTTCAAGTATATTTTGTGATTGTGCGGATTCTGTATTGCTCATAGAATCATACATCTCAATATCCCCCTTGTTGGTAAGGACTGTTGTAAGCCCTGAGATATGACGTGCATTGCTCATTACATAAAACATCGAGTTCAGCAGCTGCATCTTGGTTTCGGGATATACGTGCTCCATATACCTGTTGAACGCCTGTACTTCTTCCAAAGCAGAGTTTTCTATATGGCGAATAAAAGCACTTCTATCATTTTCCTTTGCAAGCTCGAAGATGTGGGATTCAAAAAGATCCCTGTCAAACTCCGGGCGTTTCTTCCAATCCCCAGGCTTCTCTGTGCCTACATTCTTTTTGGCAAAGGATTGCCTTAGGGATTTCTGGTACACGATCCCAAACCTATGAAGCATCTTGGTAGCCTTCTGTGCGTGTTTGTTGTAAGCCGTATTAAAGAAAGCGTTCCCGTTCTCTTCAAGACCGATCTCCGCATCCTCCCACATATCGGCAAGCTCCTTTTCATCCATCATAGAGATAGCCTCCATATCGTGCTTAAAAGATTTTCTCACTCGTTCATTGATATCTTCAATTTCTGCTTCGTATTCCATATCGATCTCCGTTACCCTCGCATCCATTCCCTGAATATCCAATGCGGCACCTTTAGCCACCGCTGAAAAAGCAGCAAGGATAAAATCTTTTTGGGTTTCCCCTGGAAGAGGTTCTCGACCATCCAAGGTGCGCAATAATTGCTTGACGTTGCTTTCTCCGTAGTTCTCTTCTGAACGTGTGCGGATAGCACCCCACCAGCTTTTGGTGTACTTCTGACGTACCGGTTCGTTCTTGATGTCGAACATCTTCCCGTAGTTCTCGGACAAAGGCCCTTGAAGGGAATGGGTGAATACTTCCTCGATGATATATCCTTGCTCGTTCATTGGAGCTTGAAGGATGTTCTTGTTCTCTACCTCGTGGTTGAACGCTTGTAAAGCGATACTGGAAGGAACATTCTCCCTTTTCATAATAGTTGCCACCGCTGACTTCTTGGTCATAGGGGCAAGCTTCCCATCCTCGCCTTTGATGTTGTAAATAACCATATCGTGGTAGGTCTTCATGATCTGATCTACCAGTGGTTGGTTCTTCATATACTCCCTTGCGGCCTGTTTCGTTTCAGACTGTTGCATCCCAAGCTTGAAGAAGATATGGGATAGCTCATGCATATATACCCAATCTTGATCCCAGGCTTTACTGTCGATAAAGATCGTAGAGGCAAGGGAATATCCAAGTCCTTGCGAACCGACCACATCAAAAAGGTTCTTTGCTATCAAAGCACGAACTGGCGCACCTGCTTTCTTTCCATTGTGTTCTACCTCATCCACTTCCGGAAAGATGTTTTTAAGTGCGTGGTTCACCGCGCTCATCTTATCGACATCGGAAGGACCATAGATGTTGATCGTGCTCCTTTTGTTGAGGTAGTTGTCTATCTCATTTTGTGAGATGGCATCTGTTGATTTGCTATCCCCGTCAAAGTTCTTGATACGCTCGCGAAGGTTCTTAAAGAAGGCTGCATCTGCGAGGTTCTGCCGGACCATCTGTATGTTCTTGACCTGATTGACCTTGCCCTTAATAAAGTCCATAGCACGGGCGTCCTTGCCCACAGGGGCATCCTCTTTAACCTCTGCCTTGGCTTCATCGGCAGCATCCTTTATAGCATTCTTATCTGCTTTATAATCTGTAGAACCTTCCTCATCCTCCCGGGCTTTCTGATCGCTCAGGGTTTCCGATTTCATCTGCGTGTTAGCAAGGTTCGATAAGTCTGACATCTTCGCTTTAAGCTGTGCTTTGACCTTCGTGGTCAACTCTCCATCCTGATCCAACAATGCTTTCACATCAGTCAGGATCTTCTGTGCCTTGGCTTTCATTCCCGATTGGATCCCTTTGGTATCTTTAAAGAAGTCCGACATCTTCTTGAAGTACTTCTTGGCTTCTCCCTTTGCGACATCAGTATCAAGGCCCTGGTTATTGATAGCGTTCCTTGCACCGGAAACAGAATCCTTTACAAATCCCTTGACCTTCCCGAAGATGCTTTTGGCATTTCGCTCTGCTTTGGTAAAGGCGTTCTCTGAGTCTGAATTCTCTGGATCTGGATCATCATCCACATCTTCGTTTTCATCATCCTCAGTCTTTCCGGGTTCTTTTCCATCCTTAGGCGGTTTAGGTTTGTCTTTGGGCTTGTCCTTGGAATTTTTAGCATCATTCGCAATAGCGGTATCATCAGCGGCTTTGAACTCTTTTATGAAGTTCTCCACCTCAGCACTTTTGGCATTATATATATCCCGTTCCTGTTTACTTATAGTATTGTTTTTGGATTTACCGGACATCTTCTTGGCAATGCTTTTCAGGATATCATCAGATATCTCCCCATCTTTTGAATTCTGGAAATTCTCAAAATCTTCCTTAGTAACTTCTACCTCTGGAACACCATCCCAGAAAGTATCGGTTTCCGATTTCTTAGGCTTGCCGTCTTCGGTTGTTTCTTCCTTCTTTCCTGACTTAAAAAAATCGACAATCCCTCCAACAGCTTCTTTCCCTTTTTTTGTAAGGCTCTTGAAGTCTACGAAGTTCTTGCTCCCCGGTTTGACCTCACCATCTTTGGTAAATTGATTGTAGTCTTGTGTGGACAATCCCCCGGTTACGATCTCGTTGCCATACTCATCCTTCTCCACTTTTAATTTTAATGGATTAGCTTTCTTACCAAGCAATAGGTTGGTACGTTGCTCTATGGAATAAGCTTTTAAAGCAGCAGCATTCCTTAAGTTCTCGTCAAGCTTCTTTTGGATTCCTTCAAGACGTGGTACTACATTTGCTCCTGTTTCCGCAGCAGCCTCGCTGATGATAGCCGTTTGTTTGGCAGCTTCCTCCTTATACTGGATCATTAGATCATCGAAGTACGCCACATCGCTGTTTGATTGCACCAATGCCCTAAGGCCTTTGATGTTTAATGCTTCTCCTTTTTCTTTGATATCGATAGCCTGAGTAAACATCTCTTCAAGCTGTGCCACCTGTTTTTCATCGATGGTACCTTCCTTGATTTGTTTTTCAAGGAACCCATCAAACAATTCCTGTTTTCGTTCAGCCGGTATGTTATCATCAATAGCAATATCAGTAAGCTGATCTCTTCTGTGGAACGCTGTCCACGTCTTTTCCGCTTCGGTAGCGTGTTGCATTATCGTGGATAGGTTTTCTTTCCTGTTATGCAGTTGATAGTGTTCTTCCGCTTTCTTGTTCAACAAGGCACTTGACCCGGTTCCACCCATTAGGTTGGCACCAACACCACCCAGAATAGCAGAAACAGCAATCGTTTTCCTGTTCCCTGGTGAGGTATAGTAATCATAAAACCCTTGTGGATCCAGTAGCTTCTCCGGATCCCCGGTAGCTTCTGCATACGCTTTCTGTGATGCCCATTCCTCCCAAGTTTCCTGTACAGATTCTTCCAAACCTTCAAATGCTGTTTTTCCTGCAAAATTTTTACTTCCGATAAGTGTTTTCTTTAACAACGGGGCAAGCTCCATACGTGCCATTTTTCCTGAGATACCAAGACGTTCTGCCTTGTTGTACATCCTACCACCCCTAAGGGCGTTCTTACCTTTAAGCAGCTTTCCTACTCCCCCGTAGGTGATTCCCCACGATAACATATCAACTGCCAGATAAGCAGCGTTGTTCTTCATTGTATTGGATGCCATTTCCCCGAGTTCATCCTCGTTGAACATCAGCTCATCGGTATCTCCTATTTTATCGTTCTTATGTTCATTGACAAGCTGCGATGCTTGTAACATACCCGCTATAAGATTTGAAGCTAAACCAGCTCCTAAGATACCGGCTACGGTTTCCCCTGCTCCTGTAAGACCTGTATCGGTAGCAAGCTTCCCTAACAGGCCAGCACCAGAACCATAGACTTCTTTGCCCATAGCAGTAGCTGTTCTTGTACCTCCAAGAATAGTGCCTGGGGTTCTTTTTGCTATCTGCCCTAATATCCCTCTGGATATACCTCCAGCGTATTTAGCCGCTTTGATATAAGCAATCATTCCTGGTATCTGACGGGCGATATCAACGGAATAGAATTTAGGATTAATAACATCTGCCCAACCAAATTTTCCATTTTTTAATTCCTCCGGGATATATGCTTGGTAATCATCCATATTATCCTGACCTATCTCTTGCAATGTATTAGAAATCCAATTCCCATCTTTGAGAGTTCCCATAGCAGAACCGGGAATCGCTGCCCCTAAAAGCTGTGCTATACCTCCCACATCATGAACGACCTGTCCAAAAGCACCATATAGGAAACTGTTGGCTGTTTCATCAGCAAAACTCCGCATAGTGTATTCAGGTGACCACGAGGTAGGATCGCCCTGTACATCTCGGGAGTTCTCAACACCCATTCCACCTACTTGTTGACCGGCAACCATATTACGCTGTGCTGCCTGTTCCTGCTCCTGTCCTTGTGGAACATTCAAAGGCGTATCAATACGTGAAGGGTTCTGGGCTTCCTCAGCAGCTTTACGTTTCTTCTCAGGATCCATATCCCCGTAGTCGGGGGTACGTCCCTGGCTTATAGCCTCAAATTGATCAGGCTGTCCTTCCGGGATTTGTTGTGGTTCTTCTTCTCCTTTGATTCTTGCTTTACGACGATCTAATATATTTGACATAATTGGTTGGGATATAGTATGATTAATAATTTTGAAGGAACTGTTTCCATCTGTCTGCTATATGCTTATTGACCCTGTATTCCTGTGATTCTGGTTCAAGACCTGCCTGAACCTCTTCGTACCACGCTTGAACAAGTTGCTCATTGTTGTAGTTCTCATAGTCATGAAGTTTTTCGTTCATTCCCTGAGCTTTGCCAACTTCTTCTGTAAATCCTTTGGATTTTACATCAGAAGCCACGTCATTTTTATCTACATACCAATTTTTAGGGTCTTGTTCAGGATCCTCTAATTCCCGTTGGGCATAATCATTGGCAAGATAGAATGACTTCGCCAGCTTATCCCTGTTTTTCTGACCTCCGCTGTTTGCTCCCTGATATCCTTCCATCTCAAAACCGAAATCGCTTTCTTGTCCGGCAAAGATCTCTGCTGTTTCTTTCTTGCCTGTTTCAAGGGCCACCCGTTCTTGTTGGTTCATTTTGGATGCAGCTTGTTGTCTTTCCTGAGTGGTTCTGTCAAGTTGCACCGTTTCAGTAAGATCATTGTTCTCTGCCATCATACCAGAAAGCTTGGTGTTTAAAGCATCATCATCAAGATCTATTTTGTGGTAGAACGTATCTCCATTTTCATTCTTCAAAGCAATCACCGTAGCAAGTTTCGCTGTTCCACCAGGATTATCTCCTTTGTAACCAGCATCTATCTTATCAGTAGCCTTTTGATCTACGGTTCCATCAGTTCCCCTAATACCTCCGCCTTGCATAACGTTTATCATTAAAGCAGACTTGTCTGGATCATTCCCATCTCCGGCAGTCATTTCCCAAGCAGTCTTAACTCCAAGTACTTCATACTTCCCTTTGTATTCATCGTCCAGCTTGGTACTTCCTACCCTGATTCCTCTGGAAGTATATACATCTCCTTTTGGTTCATAATCAAGGACATATCTACCGTCCATTTTATATCCAAAACCATTTTCTTCTTCACTGCTGAGGACTGCTTTTACAACAGCTCCCGTATTGGCTTCATAAACATTATAACTATCTTTCAGTTGTACTTGGCTATCAGCTATATCAGACCAAGCATCCCTTACCCAAGGCCATAGAACAAGGTCGATTGCTTCAAAACCATCTTTATTTAGTCCGTTGTCTTCTACAATAAGATCGCTTTTCTTACGAGCCATTGCAGTGGTCATTTTATCGGAAGGGATTCCGTTCTCAGCATCTCCTTTTTTACGTTTCCCGATAAAGCCACCTTCTTTCTCGGCACTTACAACATCATCCACACTCTGCTGTCCAGTGTCGCTGATCCAGGTACGATAGTTATTGTTATAAGTAACCTTGTCTTCCATATCCCTTTGTGCAGCAGTTCTCTTATCCGTAGTGCTTCCTGTAGTAGTTTTTGGAACTCTAGGTTCTCTTGTTCCTACTCCACCCCATCCCATCTGTGTGACATATCTATTTATTACGTCCAGTCCATCCCTTGTGAGGGGGTCAGGAACTATCCTTTCTGGATACATCATTTGATAGTTTCCCAATATCTTGGTCATATTCCCTTTATAAGAAGCGACATATTCAGGATGTATTTGAGTACCGACATTGAAAGCATTGGAAGGTGGTATCTCCACATCGCTCATCATTCCTGAATAGGTAATGGTAGCACCATCGGGATTGTTGTAGTAGTCCTCCACCGATTGCCTGTCCTTTGGTATCAATCGAGCACCAAGTCCATCCTTCTCCGCTAACCGGATATTGGTCAGGTTTTTCTTATTCTCCTGGTACCGGATATTCTCATCGGAGCGAATGATGCTGTTCTTGATATTGTTCAATGCGGAAATACCTCCTTTCTCAAAGAAGTCTTTTCGGGAACCACCAGCTTCCCCTATTTGGTCACGGAGCTGATTTTGGGATAACAAGATCTTCTTGTTGATTCGCTTGCGGTCTTTCTCCAAAAGCTGATCAGTACTTTTATACATCTCATCGAAAGCTGCTGCTTCCATTTGTTGAGACTGCATCTCTGCCTGCTTCTTTTGTTCCATCATACCGTACAGGCTCTCGGTCTGTGCAATATCACGATACGCCTGATCTCTGTCGTTGACGCTTCCTGTTAATCCAATTAGGGGGTTACTCATAGTATGTAAAGTTAAACAAGTCCTTTAGAGGAATTTGAGTTATTATTGCTGGCCATAGTATTCATCATTTCTATTATCTGTTCATTTGAGAAACTTCTAAAAAATTCCTCTTCATTATTAGATTTCATTTTAATTTCCAATAATTTTTCAGGGGTTACTTTTTCTCCTGGTTTCAAACCTCCTAAATACCTCATCTGCATTATCCTTGGATATACCTCCCTTTTGCTTTGGAATTTACTATCCGGAACCATAGGTGTCATAAGAGAATCTAAACCGGTTGCATGCGTGTATTCGTGAACTGCCGTAACCCGAGCTTCATCTTCACCATATTTCTCATTGACAGAAATAACATCGTTAGATGGATCCCACATCCCCATGTTATTTTCTGGATCTAGTCCAAGTCCAGTGATTTTTCGCTGTTGTTGATATAGATCAGATGAATTAGAGTAAGCCTCAGTGACATTTAATCCATATAAAGCCCTTGTTTTGTCAATTTTATTTACAGCTTCTTGCTGGTATGTACTGGCAATATCTTCTCGTCTTCCATCTTCACTAAGCAATGGCCTTATAAGCGTATTTAATCCTTTTGTAAGCATTGAATCATCTTCAACCATACCGACATTTTTAACAAGCCTTTCTTTTGTCTTGGGGTCATTATACCAGTTTTTGGTCCAATCTTTTTCATAATCCAAATTTTCAGGAGTGTTGTACACTCCGTTCTCATCTTTAGAATTATAAATTTCATCAATGCTCATATTCTTCTTTATTTGAGGATCTGTATTAAACGAAGTTAAACCTTCTGCCCCCATTGTTCTTGCGGCTTGTTGACCTAAATTCATATCAGGTTGGGATTTTTTTTTTCATCCCCAAATCCCGCTAATCCCATTGGTTCAAGGCTCGATACATTCTCTGCCGCAGCTCTCCCGGGCATTGTATTCCTTTTTGTAAAAGCTTGAAGCTCTTGAATAGCGGGGGATTCTATCTTCTCAGGCTTGCTCATCTCCGGAAGGGCTTTATCAGCATCCGAGAACATCAATCCGAAATCCTGTCGCTCTTTGGCCTCAGGGAACTTGGTGACATCCATCTTGATCTTCTGAGGATTGTCATATAGATAATTGATAAGATTTGCCTGATCTTTCTCGGAACCTCCTTGGGAAATAAATTCCTTGGCCATCTCTTGTTGTTGAGGATTCAAGGCAGCTTTCTTTTCAAGGGCTTGCAATTGAAGTCCGGAATATTCTTTGAACTCTGCTTTTCTCTTATGATAAGATTCCTGGCTGTTCGGGGCATCTGGTTTGGCATCTATCGCAAAGCCGAACATCTCCTGTTCCAACCACGACTTCTTCATATGGTTGATACTCCCCGGTCCATTCTCCTTCTGGTATTTAAGACCATTGATCATCTGTGCAAATCCAGCTTGTGCAAGGTCTTCTCCATCCGATCTGCGCTTTAAGGCTTCCTGATAGTCTATCGAGTGGTTTGCCACGTCCTTACGTGCCTTAAAATCGTTTTGGTATTTAAGGGCTTCTCCGTATTGTTTGAAAGCTTGCTCCTTCGCTTCGTAATCGGCAAGCTGCATATCTACGATCCCCTGTGCTTTTGATTTCTCCAATCCACCGAGGTTTCCAAGTACCAATGCCCTGTTTCCACCGGAAGCGTTTACGATGTTAGCAAGTCCTCCTTGTAATCCCTCGGCAAGTTGCGCCTTCATAGCGGCTTCTACCGACGGGGGCAATCCCTCTTTGGATTTCTTGGCGAGTTGTGCGGCAAAGTTCCGGTAGGCCTCCGTTACCTCTTCGGTGCGTTTAGGTATCTTGGTATCTCTCGCCTGTTCAAGACCGTTAAGTCCAAGGGCCATTCCCGTGATCGCATCAAAAGGGATCTCTTTCTTAAAGTCCTCTTTGTTGTAAGACTTTCCTTCCCCCTCGGCCTTCTTCCTTGCAAGGTCTTCCCTTACGTTTTTCCCCCATTGGTCTAACAGGGATTCTCCTTCTTTAGCGAGTCCGGAAGTTTTCGCTGCATCAGTCCCATCGGTATCAGTTGTCTTGGTGGTAGCCTTGACAGGTTCTTCTTTAAGGGGTGCTTTCTCTTCTGTGGGAAGATCAGCGATCTGCTCTCCGTCAAGTGTATCTATTTCAGTATAGCTGTTGAGGTTCTGCGTGTAGGCTACTGCTTCGGGAACCAATCCCATAGGCCCTGAAACGCCTGCCTTTTCTCCTGTGAACCAACCGGCTATCTTCCTGAAATTGTTCTCGGAGAAGAAGTCTTTTGAAGCGGTATTGCTTATGACCGCCCCATCTTGATCTCCGGCCTTTCCTTCTATGATTTTTAATTGTTCAGGACTAAAACTGTCCTTTCCTGTAACCGCTTTTATTCCGGCCTTTCCAAATTCCTGTGGATTAAAATTGTAAATAAAATTCGTTCCACCTGAAACTTTGACTCCATTGGCTTTTGCCCAGGCTTTGAATTCTTTTGCTTCTGCAGGACCACCAAGGGTGATAGATCCTGTACTGGATAGTCCTTTCCCAATATGACCTACCCTTGATTTCTCTCCCCATTTTTGGTATTCCGCCACACCAGCCTTGATTTTATCATCTTGGGCTTTGGCCTTGACAGCGTTGCCTTCATTTCGTTTTGTGATATGGTCATTCACAATAGGAAGATAGCCCTTGGACTTATACTCCGAATTGAGCTGTGCTATTTGTCGGTTCTTATCCACATCGTCCAAGTCCTCATAGTTGATGATCCTATCTTTAGCAGTAAAATAGTCCTTGGATATCTTGTCCTTTTCTGCCTGTGGCATTGCATCTATCTGCACCGCCGTAAGCTGCTCCGGGGTAATGGGTTGACCTACCTTGGTAGCGATACTGTTCATATAAGAAATAGAACTCGGATTCTTATGCTTAGCTCCATCCACACCTACTTCAGTAGCTTTACTAAAGTTTCCTGTGGAGATTTCTTTAATAGCTTTTGCTTCTCCCCTAAGATGAACCAGTGCCCCAGCCTGTTCCATTGTAATACCTTTAGGGTTCAATGAAGAAACGGCTTCCATCGCTTTTGGATATAATACCTCCTTAGCATAATACTTAAAATAAGAATCCTGCAGTCCGGGCATCGTCTTGAATTCATCCAAGCTTTGAGGGATGGGCATCCCATTCCTTTCTGCAAAGGCCTGTATACTCTTCTCTGCGGCCTTCCCATCCTTGCTTAACCACATTTCAGTAAACTGGTATTTCCCTGCAGCGGTGCTGGTAGGGTTTTGAGCATCGTACTGATTATTCGATTCGTGCTGTCCAAGTGCCTTCTGCATATTGGTTACGAACTGCTCTTTCAAGGCCAGTTCACTTGGAGTGGGTTTTGTTTTTTTTGCCATAACGCCTGTTGATTTTAGTGTGGAAGCTGATTTTGTTTTAGTACGTGATACTTCTTTTAAGGGAATATTTGTATTGGTAGCTACTACAGGTGTCGCCTTTGTGGAAACTAATCCCGTAGGGGTAAACTCCATTGGCTTTTGTTTCACCTTTGGGGCGCGTTCTATCCCTGCAGCAGTTAGCTTGTCTGCTTCTCTGGGCACCAATCCTTCAGGATCAAGTTTATTAGCTGCTAGCACAGATTCCCTATGCTTATCAACTGCTTTTACAGCTTCTATTCCCTGAAGACCCTGAGCTTCTATAGAACTCACGACTTCCGCGTTTTTTGTAGAACTATATGGATTCCCTACAACTTCATTTTCAGAAAACCCGGCTTGTTCTTTTAAGCCAATACCAGCAGTAGTTCTTTTATAAGCATTAGTATAAGGTTCTTTAAAAAACTCATTAGGCTTTTCATATATAAATTTATTGTCTTTTAAAAATCCTTTATCGTTATAACTTTTAATCATTTGCTGAACGCCACCAGGACCAAAATTGTAAGCTACATTCTGGAAAAAAGTTTTTTGGATAGGCGTTAACTCAATATCATTTTCCTTTAGGTACTTATCTATATTGTCATTCTCATTTCTTTGAAAAGCAGCTACATAATCAATAGCGATATCAAGCCTTTTAAAGTCACCTGATATTACATTATCCTTCTCATTCTCTGTTTTCCACTCACGAACATTTTCCTTATATTCTTTAGGATCTACATAGCCTTTACGGAATAAATCATTCTTTATATTACCAACAGTATCAAGACCAAGATGCTTCATCCCAGATATAGGATATTCATAATAATCATCTTTAGTAGAGCCGTATTTATCTGCAAGTACGTTATAGCGATCTAATCCTTCCGTAAATAAACCGGAAGCCAGGAAAGCAGGATCTAAGTTGTGCTTCTTAGCAGATGCTTCTATCAGGCTCCTGATAGTTTTTCCAGTAGTAAGATCAACTCTATTAAGAAGATGGGTGTAGTATTGAGTATCGGAACCATAGCGCTTCTTCCATTCTGCTCTGGTGAGATCCTTTCCTGGTCCTGGTTTCTTGTTTGCCATAATTACGAGATTATTCCTAATTGTTTCTTACGAAGGTTCTGCATCGAATCCATAGCGGCCAGTCCTTCCGATTGTCGGTATTCATCCTCACGTGTATTGCGTTCAAGAGCATCTCCCTTAACATTAAATTTCTGTCTGTTGCCGTGGTATTCTTTTTGTGCTGCGGAATGGGCAACGGTAGATATCCCTCCACCAACAGCTGCTCCTATAACCATTCCCCAGGGACCAAAAGCTTTTCCTGCCTGTGCCCCTTGTCCTGCTCCTTCAAGGATAGCGGCCTTTCCATTTCCAACACCACCACCTTCAGCAGAGGTGTCGAATTGTCCTCCCCCGATATTATCTATAAGACCCATCACTGCCGGAGCGGCATCCATAGCACCACCGGCTACAGCACCAGCATCCATTCCACCACCAGATACTTTCACACCATCCTTGGTGACACCTTTATCGCCCATCTGCCAGGAGTTCTTCTTCCCGGCACCCATAAGGCCTTTGTCCGATGCGGCACCAACACCGTCGGCACCCATTTGTGGGTTCTTTCCTAATGAGGTTTTTACCCCGGAAGTATCGTAATCGATCTCCCCGAATTTACTTCCGTATTTCTTCAAAAAACTGTTTGTGGCATGATCTGGCATAGCTTATAATATTATTGGTGACTGTTTCTCAAACTGTTAATTACTGCTAATATATCTACTTTATTTTTATTGAGGCTCTCTGCGGTAATTTCTATTGACATCCAGTTTCCACGAAGGTCGGCCATTTCCGCTTTTGTATAGATATCGTTCTTGGGAGGAAGCGTGTGGTTCCCTTCCCTGATCTTGTACCACCTATGGTTACCGTTGATTGTGCGCTCCTGTTCAAGACTGGTAAGGAACTTCGCACTTTTTATAGGGTACTTTAGATTGGTGACAATCTGCATCTGCCTGTACAGGAACACTTGATTGATCTCACCGTTAACGGTAGTCTGCACTTTGATGAGTTTCTTTGCCCCGAACAAGTCAAGTGGATATCCTTCATTCAACTGGTGCAGCTGATTACTTACCGGAGCATATAGCTTGTTGTCAAAATCTATGTACAGGTCATTGTTGTATTCATACTCCCCATTGATAACCTCGAAGAGTTCATTGTAGGAGATCACGAAGCTTGCCCCGGAGGAAGTCCGCACCCGAACATTGCTCTCTTTGTTTGCGTGGTCATAGAAGCCTTCACAATCAATGATCCTATCGTTCTTTAACCGGTTCCAGTAATCAACGTGCAAGAGGTTCTTTACAAGCATCGGCTTGTCCACTTTCACGAGTTCTATGTGCTTTTCGTCAAAGAAGGTAAAGCCAAAGTCGCTCAAAGCAACGGCCCTTCGTATCGCTGTTCCATAAGAACTGAGTACCTGATGTCCTTCCACGACCTGTCCGGATCCCTGTTTGATATTTATGGGATTTCCCTTTGAGTCCTGAACGATCCTGTCGGTACCGATATGGATAAGAGAGGTTTGATTACTTTGAATAGCGAACACCTGGTCTTTCCACCGAAGGATGTTCGATACATCGCCCTTGTTCTTTTCAAGTTCCGCATAGAAATTGTTGGGCTTGAACATCGTCCAGCTGTCATACAATTCCCCTGAAAGCTTTACATCAGAAACAGCAATAACATTTCCAAGATCGGGATCATCTTTAAACTGGAAAGGTTTAGGTATAAATTCCTTTAGGTTCGCTTCATTAAAATAGGCTTCATTGATATCTTCCGTCCGCAGTGTTTCAAAATTGTGCTTAGCAGTTTCACGAAAGAATTCGTGTCCAGAAGTAAGCTTAGGCTCTACCTGTGATTCCAATACCACGGCATAACTCCATGCACCGTTGCGTTCCCAGAATTCTAAATCTCCACCATCACGACCGTTCCCTCCGTTGTTTAGGTTCACCCTGTACCTCAACTCATCATCCCCGGCATCGTTCTTCGTGCGGAGATTCAAAGTGATGTAGGTATCGGCACCAACGTCAAAGGACTGTACTCCATTGTTTTTTGCTACAGGAATGGTCTTGCTCATTGGGATATATACATTGTGGCTGTAGGCTTGTTTGCTTCTTCCACCATATACAGATTCCTTATTATCCCTGTAGATATTGACAAGGGGATAACTGTCATAAACAATATGCCCGGAGCCTCCAAGACGTACCTCAGCATCTATGGTATGGATATCAGGACCTACGATTGCGGGAGTGAACAGGTCTGTTTCGGTTTTCAGGATTACCGTACTGTAACCGGGAGAAGTCCTTGCGGAACTAAAGAGGGCCACCTTAGCCCTGGTTTGTTTATATTCCCATTTACGGGCAAAGGAGCTGAAGTACCATGGCATTGATGCAAATGCGATCGCATTATTCGATACATCGTGTTGTAGGTCAAAAGCTGCTCCTGAGATCAACTCTCCCCTATTCATTCCTTTGGCCTTAGCGATGTCGATAGTTCTTTGAGCTTCGGTCAAAGACTTGTACAGCGGTTGTGATTTGGAGAATACGGAAACATTAAGGAAATAAAACTCCCTGCTTTTCCCATTTTCCTTGTCTTCATTGGCATCCCGTGGTAGCATTTCCGAATTTATGTTACCCTCAATTTGTTCCCAAGATATTTTCCTTGAAAATTTAGGGTATTTCTCTTTGGTAACTTCCGTCCAAGTCCATCTTCCCGTATCGACCCCATTTATCGCATGGGCATAGTTCATAATAACGCCCGGGGTATGATCGGTATTTAATTTCGCCAGAACCTTTACCTGTGAGCTGGACACATACTGATCTGATATCTTTCCGAAATACAGGTCGGGAGAATCAAAGGTGCAAAGCTTCCTGCTGGTGATTACCCTTTTTGTCGGATCCACATTTGCCTCGTCTGCCGGTGTGTAAACATAATCATCCCCATTCGCATCATATTGCGCCAGTCCAAGTTTTTCATAGACAGGGCCTCCGTAATAAGGCAACGTCCACTTGTCCTGAAGGGCAACGGGCATCCTGTTATCATCATTATCATCTGCCTGTACCCGCTGCAACGGTGCTGCGATACCTTGGCACAGGATGGTTCTGTTCTCTTCTGTGCGCTCCACGTACAGCAACTGGTACATTGATATCAGCTTTTGTAGTTCACAGCTTAAACGCACCTCTACGTGCATTTTTATTCCGTACCCGTACAGGGTTCCGTTCTCAACGTTCTGGTGTTTAAAATTCTCGTTGGAAAGTATAAGATTGCCCTCATCGTCGATCTCTTTCCTGAGATCCCCCAATCCGGGAACCTTTATATCCCCAATGGGAACGGAGAAATAACGGTGGCTTTTGTGGTCGTATGCCTGAAAAGCCAATCTGTAAATTTCATCCTTCATCACGTATTTCTCAAAGCTCGGGGCCACAAAATCCAATAGCTTCCCAGCACCTACATAAGGCTCGGTTGCTTGGTTAAGTAAAGCTTCCTTCTGTTCCCTGAAGGTGATCCGGATTCCATTACCCTGGTGGAACCCTATAGATTCAGCACCGTACACAAGTTTGGAAATATCGATATCAGGACTAAGGAATACAAGGTCTGTTTTTATGTTCTCGATATATTGCTCATTGTTCGATTCAAAAACGTAATACGAGAAGTCACTTTGAACAAGCGTATCTATAGGGGAAAATAATAACTGACCGTCGCTATCGCTGATAAGTAAATTCGGGAAATAATCAGGAAAATCAGGATTGTTTATTTGTTGATCCAGGATCCACGCCGTTACTTCCGGAAGGATGCTGGTATAGCTTTCAAGAGCAATGTCCGAGATAGTGAAGTCCAAAGATAAACCTACAAGTTTATTTTTAAGACTAATGGTCAGCGGACCGAAGGAAGCTATCTGCGTATATTTCTTGTTCCGTACATAACTGAGCTTGGCGGTACTGGTAGGGTCTATGTACCGATAATTCCAAGGCTCAGGATTTATAAGTGTTTCATGGGTTTGCCCTATAGCGTTCCAAGAATGTAAAGGAAACAGGTAGTCGAGGTTTTCTATGGCAGCAGGAATAGGAGCGTTCCTTAGACCTGCAGCAATCAGCTTGTTCTTTTTAGAAGTGAAGTCGTTGCAGTAGGTCCAGGTGTTCTTGAACTCCAAAATATCGTTCAGGGTAATATCGTCGATCATCTCGGCTTCGTTACCGTAATGATTAAAATCGACAATTGCCCTCGATGGTTTTATTCCTAGGTTCCTGATTGCCGTAGGAATACCCAGGGCTTCAAATTCAAGAGCGATGCACTCTATTTGTGAGGAAGGCTCAGGATCTAATATATTGCACTGTACCTTCACCATCTTCCCCGTGATCTCGCTGACAGCTCCACCCCTGAAAAGGATTGGTGCATCTTCCACTAAAAGGGTAGCGAATTCAGAAAAAGGGGAGAACCCTGATACCTGTCCGTTTTCGGAAATGATCCTGTACAAGTACAAGGACTTCATCGCCTTTAGCAATCCTCCGTCAAGTATTTGCTTAACCTCAGCTTGCAACAAGACGTTGTCAAGGACCTGGTTGAATTCAGAGGCGCTCCTTTTCGACAGGGAGGTATCTTTCCTGTTGAATACCCTTCTGGGGTTCACGGCATCGGTATAATAAACACGTTTGTAGAATTCATTTTCCTCCACGCCCTCGGTGGTAATCTTACCTTCCATAGGCCAGTTCTGTGCGCCTGTCCAAATACGTTCCCCTTTGAGCACGCCGTTGTTGTCGAGCGTGAAACTGATAATAGTATCGTAATAATCAAGGTTGTTCAGAGGGATATTGTTATTGTCGATATTGCAAATGGAGAAGTCAGCAACATTAAAACGTTCCTTGTAGTATTCTCCGAAATTTATCTCATTTACCAATCCTTCTACACTGGAATAAGGGATCTCATAATCGGTGGGATCCGATACAGGATTGATCACGGTATAAACGCTTTCAATGATTGAAGAGTTTGCAGCTATGCCCGTGGTGTTCATTATCAATATGCCCGTATTGGCATCCGCTTGCAGCGTGAAGCTTTCGGAGAACAGTGTTTGTTCCGTGATCTGGGTTTCCGTTCCCTGTCCGCTTCCTGTCGGCTTCAAGCATTTGGCCATTACCAGCGTTTCATCGCTGAAAGAATGAAACCCCAGGTACTTTACGATACTTGCATTCTCATAAACAAGCTTGCTCCCTTCAATAGATGAAAATGAAAAAACGCCGTCTTTCGAGTACAGCCTTCCATTGATACCTTTTGTGTAGGTGTTCTTCTTCTCTATGTTTTGTACAGAGTCTTTTGAGTTTCCTCCCTCGAATGTGTTTACTGTAGTGAAATTTACCATTTTCAGTTATTAAGCGTTTGAAACGATTGAAGCTGTATATGTTGTTGCGGAAACAGCCGCAAGATCTCCGTTGATATCAATTAAAGTAACGGTGCTGGTTCCTGTTTCCGTCGCCTCATCTTTAATAATCCTGTGCTGTATTGAGAAAGAGCCTTTTCCTTTTTCATCTAAACCAACACTTATAGGAACAATGGCATTTACGATATGACTGCTTTCTATACCATCGATAGAAATAACCACGACTCCTTGCGCCTCAGGATTGGCGGTAGTCAGGAAGGGGCAGTTTATATCCACGTTGATTTGTGCCGTTCCACCTTGGTACCCTTCAACTATCTCGAATATCGCGGTGTGGTTGAAAGTGTCATAAGTAACATTGGTTTCACTGAGTATGCTACCAATGACCGAATAATCTTCTGTCTTTGTAAGCGTGGCAATGGAAGCTACATTGATCGTAAAGGAATAAACCGTAGGTTCAAGCATTGTACCTTTCCCCACCTGATATTGTAGCACCAGATATGGGAACCCACCTCCTTCGAGGTACGTGGTATATATAGCTGACAATAGGTCTTTTGGTGACAATCTATAGCCTTGCAATACGGACTGGCCGTTTAGGCTGAGGTTGTTAACCCCTCCAATGGAAACAATCTCCACGAACTCTACCGCTTGGTTGACGGGCAAGATATTGAGCATACCATCTGATTGTCCTTTTATCCAGGTCGCTGTTACATTTGCCGAGATGGGAAGATTGGCGAGGTCATATTCTTTCCACGTTAAATTCAAGGAAGCTTCATTACTGGTCTTGGCAAGGCTCTGGTCATAGGTTTTGTACTTGACGGACTCTGAAAGATAATATCCATCAAGTGACGGGATCCTTTCAAAGCTAAGGCTCGATTCCAGGGCAATAGCATAGTTGGTGTTCAGAAGTACTACCGTAGCCCCTACCTTAGCTATTACTGTTGTAGGGATTGATGTAATGATGAAATGCGATATTGCCATGATAGCTGGGGGTTTTTCAAAGTTATCATTAAAATTTAAATAATTCTAAACTTGCTTAGAACAAATAATACTACAAACACAATGCAGCCAATCATAAATGCGTAATAATCCCATGGATAAACATATACTTTTACTTCCTTGGAATGGCTCAGTTCTCGGTAAAGTTTATTGTAAAGTGTTACACTGTCCTTCTTGAACTGCATCAAATATCGTTGCTCTAAACTGTTGGAGGTGCTGTCTATGAATTGCTCCAGGAACAGTTTCCCATCCTTTGAATAGATACGGGAGGTATTGCCACCTGATTTGATTTGCGTGTCGATAGAGGCCAATATACCATCCTTGCAGGGGTTTTCTATCACGGTACTTCCGGAGGTGGGACGGGTAACATAAACAAGCCGGTCCCGGTATTCTGTTTGTATCAGTCCGGAGGTAATCTCAGAAGTCTTTATTTCACTTTCTTTTTCGGTATCGACCGTAACTTGCTTGGACTTGCATCCGGAAAGGAACAGGAACAATAGTAACATCCATAAAATCTGATCGTTTTTCATAAGTTTTGTATTATAATTAATCCGATAATGCAAATTGTCAATACTGACACAGCGACCATTAAAATGAATATTTTAAATATGAGTTTCATAGCATATCATAATATTTGTTAGTGAGGTACATTCTATCTTTAAGGCCATTGGTGCCACCATTAATGCGTTTTGTGAGATTGATTATAGACTGGTTGTTCACCTCTTCACAAAGATGCCACAGGTTGTTTTCATCAAAGAAGAACAAAGCCGATTCAAAATAGTATTTTTCAATTACCAGATCAGGATTGTTAAGTATTTGCAAATTTTGCATCTTATTTGCAAATTGCTCATAGTTGTTTTTTCCGGTCAATTGAATTGCCCCTCTTCCAATATACCTGAAGCCATCGCCACTTGCTTCATCTCCATTGCCCATCCTGTTTGAATAGACCCTATTAGCTATTTTCTCCGGGTTGTGGGCGTAAGCGATACGATCGGCATTGTTTATGAAATACCTGTTAAAGGTTTTTCGTAAGCCTTTGTCAGAATAATTCAGGTTTTCTTTTTCGTACCTGAAATTGGCTGTTTCATGAACAATCTGCCCAACAAAGTGCGCTATTTTAGCATCCGAGGAAATAAAAAATACCTCCTTCATTTTTGAAATGGTATTCTTTCCCATGATCCCGTCAGGAACTAAACAATGTTTCTCTTGAAATAGCTGTAGTTGGTTCATCTTCGGTTGTGTTTATTGTATCTGGGTGATTCATCATCAGTATCATTCTCATAATGCATATGCTCGTCTTTATCGGACTTGTTGAGAAAAGCATTTAGATCACCGTTTTTCTGGAAATTGTAAAGTTTTTGCATGACCCATTTAGGCGGGTGCTCCCCACCGCTCCATATAAAGAAGTTCTTCAGTATTTTACCGCCTGGCCAAAGCAAGGTTGAAACCTGGATTGTAGATCTGAATCCATCAGTGATAGAGTTATCACCAATGGGGGAAATGATCAGTTCCAATACGAAATAAACCCCGGAGATAATAAGCACCATCTTCATGGTCTTGGTCAGGAATGTTTCCCAATTGAAATCCTTCCTTACAAAATGGGCTATCAGGCCTATGATAGCATTCGCGAAAATGAAACCCACGGCAGACAATGTGAAAGCTTCGTTGTCCTGGTACCACAAATCCAGTACACCTATTATAAAAGCTATTGGGGAGATATACATGAGCACCCTTCCCAAACTCTCTAACCGATGCATGGGGTCGCCATCACTTTCGGAAGATATGAGCAGGTTACAGTATATTTTAAAAAACGTTAGTTTTATCGTTTGGAACATCATAGGGGGGATATGATTCTTAATTTATTTATTAACGGGGTTCTGGATTATCCATATGTAATGTTTATTGTGATTCCTGAGATATAGAACAGAACCTATCTATTGTTCCACTTCTTACTTTTACAGTCCTGCTCCTTGTTCTTCCTGAATCATTTTTAGAGGCGGTCAACCTTACTGTTGCATTACCGGTACCTGACATTATATCTGCAGTAATCCATGAGAAAGAAATATTAAGAACCCAACTACTATTGCTAATAATAGAAATATCAAAATAGAACGATGGGAAAGGAGCATAATAATTCCTAGGAGAAACCTCTAGGATTGTCAAACTCAATGGACATAGTTCCGTATCTGGAACAGGGGCCACATAGTCGGGGTCTCCAATGGTATTTGGTTTCACGATTCCTGTCGCTACTCCGGTAGCTACATCGTACTGCTCTAGGGTGGTCCAAGCTTTGTTTCCTGTATTGCTCATATTCCGCAGATTATTTTTGTGGAACCCAGGTTCCATAAATTCATATTTGAATTACTCCAATACCTCACGCTTTGAGGATAGGTGCTTTGAAGTGGTTCCGTAAAGTTTTTTAATTTCTCGTTACCATAGTCTACCTGATACCCATTTGTACCTTGCCATCTATTGTTGTACAACAAAGCGGGTCCAGTTATATCCAATAGTATTGAGCCCGTAAAATTCTTTCCGCTATATATCACAAGCCTTGTATTGGAGTCAACGGCAATACCATCAAAGGTCCAGTCTATTGATTTCGGAAAAGCTACTTCGTTATCGGGGTATTCACCAGCACCTACGAATTCGCTATAAATATCCTCTTCATATATCTTAGTGTAGAATACTTCTGGATTTGAAGTAACAGTACGGTCGCTCATCAGCAGTCCTGAGAAGTGAACCCTACAATTCGCAACCGGTGGTTGTGGCGTGGGGTCAATAACGGGCGCTGGAATCACCACAACGGCTCCCTGAACACAATAAGGTCCAATAGGCCGCCAGGCTAATTGAACTGTATCAGGAAACCCATATCGTTGTTTTATTGCTTGCATATTATACTGGGTCGGTACCGTAAAGTACAAAATTATTATTTGCCCTGCCACGGATTCCGAATACTCCGCTTGGACTTAGAGTCTTTGTAACCGAGGCAACGTTCCTGAGGGTCACACCTACCGCAGCTTGAAAGGTAACGGTTGCTCCTGCATCAGCTTCCCCTTCATAGAGATCGTCTATTAGAAGTCCTGTGGGAACGGTTACAAGGCAGTTGATTGTGAAAACCAACCATCGCAATTGATCCGTTGAGTTGATGGTATAGGTAGCGGTAGTAACCTCTTTCACGGTTTTTCTGTAGGCATACCTCGAATCAAGGTTGATTGATAAACTTGTCAATCCAGCACGACCAAGGGTTACCGTTCCACTTGCAAAGGACAAGGCGTTAGGGAAGTTGTTTCCATCCGCTCCGGTCCCCGATACGGTAGCTTCAATGATCACCTGTCCATTGGCACCATAGCTTATGGCCACGTTTGCACCAGGAACAAAATCTATGTCCTGAAGGGATCCAATGACTTTCCTCTGGATGCCACTGGTCTTCAGGTTAAAGCCCTTATAATTATCAAGTGTGGGCTTTGCCGTTATCTGTGCGTAGGTATGTACATGATCTACATGGGCGGCACCTATATTGGCTGCTGTAAGGCTGCGTACAGACCATCCTGTGGGATGGCCTTCAGTATCAAAAGTAAGATTACTGATCACCACAGGTCCTGATAGTGTGGTCTTGTCAATCCAAGCTTTCAAAGAATGAACATATGCCGCAGGAATATCTGGCTTGTTATTGATGTAAGGGATATTGGCGGGGTTGACTTCTGCCCAGTCAGCTTGCACTTGTGCCACACCAGCTGATGTTGCTGCAGGGGAGGCAACCTCGAATAGGTCTCCTGCTACAATAGGGTTATCCGCATTGATGGTTCCCTGTCCTTTGTTGGCTATGATGTACTTATACATTGGCTTACTGATTTAAAAACATTTTTTTTAATATATATAAAGGGTTCTTGATTCTCAATCGGTACTCATTCCCTCCACTACCCATTGATTTTTCAAACTTGTCATTGGCGGCGGAGTACCTACATTCTACTTTACCGTTAACTCTGTAAGCGATGTAATGCAGTCCGTGAATTCCATCTTTAGTACACCACACAAATCGTATTTTTTTAAGTTGCTCTATTTCGGTGCCTGCTTTAAAAACCGTACTCTTAATGACTCTAAAGTCCTCTACCTCTCCATCGCTCCATTCAGGCTTAAACTTTTCAACAAAGTTCCGGCTGTGATTTCTAAGCCACCACCAAATAAAATTACTTAATGTTCTTCCAACTGTTCTTCCTGCTTTTTTTAGTTCTTTCGCACTTCCGAAATCACCATCAACAGTATCATTTAAAAGCCACAACCCCTTCACGTTAAACTTGTACTTCAAAATATAAGCAAATGGTAGAAGTGGAAATCCAAAGAAAGAAACCAAATTCCAACGGATGATATACCAGTCATACCAGTTCCAATAAGCTTGTATTTCTTTGTCAGTGATCATAATATATAAAGTCCTATCAAAACTCCGATAAAAAATGATCCAAGGAGTATGATTACTCTGCCTTTTTGAATCCAAGGTGAATTATGTATAGTAAAATCAACAGTAACTCCTGTTTCAAAAAGCCATCTACGTCTTAATTGTTTAAGTTTTAATATAGGATTAGGATGCAGTGATTTTTGAAAATTATATCCGGGATCCATAAATCGCCATAGCTGCGTCTTCCAGAAGTGATCTTCAACTTCCAATGGAATCTTACTTTTAATAACAGCATACACGATGTACTGAGTCCAGAAGATCAGGAACGGAATACTTAACCATTTAGAGAGAGGGCCATAACCGAGGTGGTTAGATCCTTCATAGGTAATAGCAGCTGCCAGTGGAATACAAGCAAGAGCCATAAGAACATAGAATATTTCAAACTTAGAATACTTACCATTCCTCCACTTTGGAAAGAAAGAAGTTGAATTGATGTTGAACAGTAATTTTTCCATAATTATCGTTTATTAAATTCGTTGTTATAAAGCGTTTTAGTGGTTTGAATATCCCCTTGGCTCAATATCTTGCTCCTGTTGAAAATCTCCCCATTAAGTAAGGTTATTTCTATCTTAGTGGAATCCTGTTGTACATTAAACGACCCATACATCATTACACTCTCAATATCAAAACTGCCACAGTCAATGGAGTTTTCGTCTATTTCAAATTGTCGGTGCATTTTCTCAGGGATATTTTCGTAATTTACCGTTACATACTGATCCCTATCTTTTCTGGTAAATTCGTGATTAATACCAAGTGCGTGCATAAATTCGTGCCAGATAACATTGGCTTCAAGCCCTGAGGTTAGTTTTATTCCCTGAACCCCGCCTTGCTTACCCAAATAACTAGAACTGCTCGCAAATCCCCTTGTAATTCGTATTCCGTCTAGCCCTGAATATTTTAGTTCATCAGGAGTAAATTCATTAAATAAAATTCCTGTTGCTTCTGAAAATTCTTTTAAGGCTATACGTATTTTTTCTTTGTCCTCATCTGATTCAAATCCTAAAAAGACACCTCCGAAAACATAGCGATTTCCTTGAATAGCATAGTTTATAATGCCTTTTTCCCAAAGCCTGTCTTTAGGGCTGATTACCGTTCCTTTGTTTATATCAGGTATAATATCAAACTCTATCAATCCTGTTTCATTGTCAATTTTTGATAAGTCAAGTTTTACCAATTCCCGGCATTGGGAAAACTCATCTTTTTCAACAGGCTCTTTTGCGCAAGACGAAAAAATCAATATTATAAGTATGTACTTTTTCATAATTTCACTTTAATTGGTGCTTGTTTTTCAAGGGCTTCAAAGAAATGCCTGTCGTGCCATTCTTGTTTTGCCAAATGTTTGGCGTGTCCTTCGCTGCTTTTATCTATTTTCCAGCACGTGCCCATTATTTCTTGATTTCGTTTATTGTCTTTCAACCCGTATATTTTCCCGATTTGCCTGAACAGGATTATCCGTGTTAAATATTTGAATTGTTTCAAATCCTCGTTTAAGTAAATGGCCTTTCTATCTTTAGATATCCTGCCTATCATATTCAAATCTGCTTTCACGAAAAGTATTGTTTGAACCGAATCCAATTGTTTGATATTTCCCACCTTTGCATATCTGGCAGATTGGTGAAAGTCCTTCATCAGCTCTTTCAATATTGGGTCATTGGTCGTTCCCGTGAATTTCACCTGTTGTGCCGATAAATTCAGGGACAATAAAAACAAGAGGGGGATAAGTGTTTTCATTCTCCGAATATCAAATAAGCGCCAATGATAATTGTTAACATCGGAATAAATACCAAAAGGAATATTTCCCAGGTCGGGTGTTCTCTGTCAAACCAGTTCATAAGAAAAATGTTAGCAAGATGAATAAAATAGCAGGGACTATGCTGAAAATGATATCTCCTTTTGAAAATTTCCCTCCCTCGTATTTCCAAAAGTAATATTCATTGGCGGCGGCGATCAATAGGACAATCCCAAAGGATATCCAGATATTGAAAATCACTGCCAATAGCCAAAAGCCGATAAACCCGTAAAAGAAATGAAGCAGTTTATCAGATTCGATAATGTTGGCGAAGTAGTCTTTGATTGTTTCTATCATTTTAAATTATATTAAAACTTGCACCCCAAAGGCTTATGGTTCTCGCTCCTGAAGTTATGGTTTCAGTAGGATTTTTTGACGCCCAACTTGTAGAAGCTATCGTAATGTAAGCCCCGCTGTCATTAAGTACGGCTGTATGCTCAAACACTAATTTAGACCAAGAAGTCCCTACCGTTTTTACAATACCTTTGTTGTTGCCTGCTTGCGCATTGCCATTAAAACCTATTATAATATCAGTAGCTACATCGGCCTTTACCCATACTGATACCCTAAGGATTTGCCCTGCATCAAAGGATGTATTGATAAAGGTGTATAGCCCTGAGGAATTTGCGTTCAAAGACACTGTCCTTGCTTGGTTGTTACCATCAGGAGAAGGTTGGGTCGTGGAATTTATTGTCGCTCCTGCTTTAGTCCAATACGAGTTTTCATATTCATTCGGGAATGACAGTAAATTAGGCTGGTCTATGGTAGCCACAACTACTCCCCCTCCAAATCTGTACGGGTTCAGTATGTTCATAGTCGTATAGGTTTCATAGATATTAAATTTTGGGTCAATTTTGCGCTCTGCCATTTTAGAGGATTGGGTTTGCTCCCCGTTCCCATCCTGCATCGATATCAGGGGTCAAGCCATCCGCTAATTGTTGTTTTTTGTTCTTTTTCTCGTTGTCGTTTTTCCACATTTTAACTTCAAATTCCAATACCTGGTCTTCAATTGCAAGTTCTTCTGCACCTATAGACAACCCTCTCGCCCTTTTAATCTGGACTCCCGCTGATAACATAAAGAGTTTTTCGTTGTTCTTAAAGGTGGTTAGTTCATCATTGGCCCCGGCTTCTGCATTGTCGATTGCCAGTTCAATAGCTTCGTTTGCACGTTTCCTCAATACATAGGTTCTTTGGTATTGCTTTACTCCGGGATAAAGCGGGTGGTCTTCCAATAAATTCAATTGGTTGTTTGCTACCATCCCTTTTAAATCCGTATCGAATTTATCCAATATGAAAATTCTTGAATCTCTATCTGGTTCAGGTTGTGGTGTTGTTTTAATTAACCATTGGTAAGCAGGATCACCATCTGTAATTGGTGTTAAATCCTCTTTTGGATAAACTCCATTTGGAACTACTATTTCTCCGTCCGAGATTCTAAAGCAAATTGCTGGTACACTCATAATTTTTATTCTAAGTTTTGATTATTTCTAAATACGCTTGAAGATTTTGTCCTGTTTCTCCGCTTCCAGTTTGAAAAATATTCCAAGTTATTTTATCGCCTTTTAAAAAGTCCGTAGTAACTAAAACGGGGGCAATTCCTGTCAATGAAGTAAATTCGTTGAATTGTATTTGTGCCTTTGTTGAGGTTATAGAAACCCCGTTTTTCTTGATGTCAAAAATAAGATTGGTTATTGCGGGTGCAACTTCCACACCTATCCAAAAAGTAGAAAGAGTAAAATTGTAAAGTGCATACGTGGTATAGACATCGCCCGATGTTAATTGTCCAGAAATGTTGCTTATTGCATAAGAAATGGTGTCTGTTGCTGCGCTGCTATTTGCTGATAATGGTAAATTGTTCTGTAATAAAAGATCTACTGTCCCAAATGCTTGAACTCTTGAAATATCAAAAGCACCTTTCCAAGTCATTAGATCACCTAACGGGGTTCTCCCTGCAATAAAATTACTTATAGATACGGAAATGTAACTTGTTCCAAAATTAAGTTCGCCTATCCAAATACAAAAATTAACACCATCATTTCCAAACCTGATAGGTACGTCATATTTCCCCTCGCTGGTCAAAATAGTAGCGGAAAAGAAATCAGGATTAACAGAATTTGTAACCCCTGTTATATGAATCAGTGCAGAATCTTTTAACCCTGTACCACCAGTTCCAATGATTTGAACTTGCATCCCAAACCCCCCTATAATTGTGGTATCAACAGGGCATTTTATTTTTATTGCCCCTGGACTTCCTGTTCCTGCAAGGCTGGTTTTTCCCCCTATTGGGTTTGGAATATTCAGGATGGAAGATTTCCCTGTTCCTACCCCTGAGTAACTTGATAATATATTGTCCTGAATCCCTTTTGTGGTAAGGTATTTAACATCGTTTATTATGGATAGGTTTGTTGCTTTGTTTGCTATCTTTTCCACCTCTGCATCATTGGCAAAGCTTGGTAATTTCCGTCTGTGTAAAAACATAGTTACATCTACACCACTTGCAGCCGCTCCCATACTTCCCTGACTTCCGTCCCCACTCCAAATCTCAATCCCATCTACTGTAGTTTCAAAGCTTAGGTTTGTAATCCGTATTCCATCGGCTGCGGGTTTTTCCAGATTCCAGTCAAAAACACGAAAAGTTACATCCGTATTTTGCGGCTCAAAATCAGTAAATGTAACCCGTTTCACATATCTATAAAAACCATCTGCCCTTTTTATAACGGCTTGCTTACCATTAGTAACACTATCCAATAATGCTAAAATATTAGAATAGTCATTTGCAACCCCTGAAAGATAGTAACCATAATCTGATGGGACGTCCTCGTATGCAATCCGATAAATAGAATTGTTTAGTTCTACTACATCTGCGGCATCGGCTGGGGTGTAGGCTAAAGCGGCTGCGATGGTTGCGGCAGTTACATTGGCGTTAACCGTTACAGCTCCATATTCATCGATAACAGCATCACCGATAAGCTTGATGCCGATAAATTCCTTATCGGCAACAGGCGTGTTGTGGGTGTTCATCCACTGTGTTACACCTGCCCTGTTGAGCGATATTAACTCAGATATAGGGATTTCCACTATCGTCAGCTTCTGGTCTGTTACAGGCGCTGTAGCTCCATCTGCTCCGGCTGGTCCTTGTATTCCCTGAATGCCCTGTAGTCCTTGCGCACCCGGGTTTCCTTTTGGGCCTATAAGTCCTTGTACGCCATCAATACCTTGCACTCCCTGAATACCCTGTAACCCCTGATCTCCCTTCGGGCCTTGGAACACTCCGGCATCGAACCAGGCCGTTCCATTCCATACCCAAAGATGGTTGATACCATCAACCGGATCGGGAATAGTCCATCCATCACCAATGGTATTTCCTGTAGCAGGAAGGTCTGATTCTAAAGCCTTTCCTCCAAGGAGTGTTACAGTAGTTCCATCTGCTCCGGCAGCACCAGTTGTTCCTGTAACACCAGTAACACCTTGTATGCCTTGTCCGCCGGTAACACCTTGGATTCCCTGAATCCCATCAGCGCCAGCAGCACCCGTAAGGCCTATATCGCCTTTATCGCCCTTGAACAAGTAATTCTCCTTCAGGTTGACGTTCTCGGAAGGAATCAGCTTGAATACGGCCTGGTTGCTTTCCAGAAAAGGATCTACGGAAGACGATACCGTGAATTCTATGTTCGTCCTGTCAAGGGCAACGGATTGCCCTTGAATGATAATGATATTGTGAAGGTCTGTAGGGAATACAAAGAACAATATCCCATTGATGTTGGAAGTGAGCTCATAGCCTTGTGATCTTTTCTCCGCAATGATCGTATCTATATTCTTCTGGTACTGGTACAGTACACCATTATAGATGGCATACTCCGGGTTCAATACAAATTGCAACAACGCTGAATCAGCAACGGCAAAGGTCGTCGCTGAGGTGGCCACTGCGCCATTGTATTTCAGTTGGAATATAAGTGGCAGCTTCTTCAAAGATACCGTCAAAGGAACGCCTTGTAATGGGTCGATCCATCCCTTTACGAAGGATCCTGTTACAAAGGTAAATGTCGTGCTGTTGAGCTTCCCTGAATTATCGCTTACTTTAGGAGCGTGGGAATCTCCGGATTGTATAATCTTAAATTCAGCCATTAGTCTACCCAAGTTTGGTTAACCTCATCCCGTACCGAGAATAAGAAAGTATCGTTTTTGTCGGGGCTTCCCGGTTCCGGTGCCACGCCTACGTGTACCAGTTCGTTGTTGTTCAGTTGTACCCTTGTAACCACGGTATTTGCGACCACGGGTACATAGTTGAGGTACCACGCTCCGGTGTTCAATGGGTTGATCCAATTGAAGCGCACCGCATCAAAGAGGTCTCCCTCAGGGTCGTTGTAAGGAGGTGCAGCAAGTGTTGTGAATGCAGCAAGGGTTATAGGTGTAGTTGTTCCTCCAAGCACCGTCATTTGTATATTACCTATGGTCGGAGGTTGGTTGTCCGGATCCGGTGCCGGATCGGGTGCTACATATACGGGTTCTACAATACCACCGCTTCCAGTTCCGGCACTTCCACCACCGGGAACAGTAACAGCAGGATCGGTATATCCACTACCACCTCCGGTAGTTCCACCTGCATCTATAGAGGTAGTAAGGAAGCTCTCAGGAACCTCGCAGAAGCACTGTTCCTTATCGGAATAGATCAACGCATCCTTATAGCTCCAACGAAGCTTCTCAGCGATCCTTTTCCATTCCTCATCGGTAGATGGGAATACGTCAGAACCACGGGCTTCGCCTAAGCGATCGTGGTAATAGTTTTCATAGTACATCAACAAGTTTGCGTTCCTCTTTCCGGTAAAGACACCTTGCTTGAACATCCAGTAGACGATCCCCGAAGTAACCGCTTCAAAGTGGTTCTCCGTGGTAACGGGGTTTCCGTTCCCATCGTGAAGGAGCGTGTAGTAGAATAAGGTGAATTCCTCAGGGCGCACACCGTTGCAAAAGAACATCCAGTTTCCCTGCAATCTCCATTGGCTTGGGTGGATGCTGTTTTCGTTGCAGCTGCCCAATTTTTCAAGGTGGACAATATCATCGGGGAGTTTCAATTTGTAGATATTCCCATCATAGAGCATCGTGCCATCTGTTAAGGAATATTTAACTCTTTTCAGAATTACGGTGCCTCCATATCCAAGGTCGTGTTCGGCCCTGTAAAGCAGTCTCCTGATCTTGGGATATTGATTTTTGGCGATGGTCATTCCAGTGTCATCCTTGACTCTTTCAACGACAGACTCAAACGGAACTAGGTTAGAGAACATAGGTAGAGGGTTTTGTTTTTGAACTGTCTTTTCATTTCCGTGTTAAATATAGGTAATAAATCTATGTTAAAATTGTTTTTGTAGAATTCTTCAATTTTGGGAATTCTATTAGAACTTCCAGTAAGCTTTCTCAGGCAAACCATATACTGCATTTTTTTGCTCGCACGTTGATACCAGAAAAGACCAATAGCCTCGTTCTTGCTCAGCTGTTTTTTGCCTTTTCCCTTGGGCATCCACGCGTTCCATTTAGGATAGCGTACCTTTTTCATAAAGCCTCCAAGGGGGAAGTAGATGGATTTCTGCTCATTGTAAAACTGAAAGAAATACATCTTCAGGTATTCCAGTATGATCTTCTTGAAGAGCTTCTCAGGAACTTCTTTTTCACGTATCAATTTTGTTGGTTTATCCGTACAAAAAAGAGAAGGGTGGTACCTTCTCTTTTCAGATTTGAATTTCTTATAAAAGTCTTTTACGCTAAGGACGTGCATCTCTGCAGCCTTAGATTTCTTTTTCAGATCCGGTCGGGTTCGCTTCATCTTGTAAATTTCCTACAGTGTCAGATTTCATTCTTAAAAATATGCCAAACTCCCGTGCATTCACGGAGTTGATAAGGTCTTCCACCAACTCGTCCGGTAGTGGATAAGGAGAAGTGGTAAAGTCATATCCGGGTTCATCGTCGGGATTCACCAGTACCGCTTGTACAGCTACATCAACTGTAGCTGGGGCGACTATTGCCGCTAATATATCTACAACAGTATTGAGTTCGGTAGCGGTAAAATCATCCAACTGGTTCGCCTGGTTCTGGCCAAAGGACAAGACCATACGGTTATTGACGATCTTGATCATCGGGTGGTGCTTGTTGTGCTTGTCAAAACGGGCATTTCTCCATTCCTCGCTGTTGACGATGGAAACCACATATCCTTCGATATCGGCAATCACCCCGTAATTCTGGGGGAAGCTGATGGTCTTAGGTATTGTAGCTGATATAAATTCTTTGGTTCCCTTGACAAATGGTATGGGCCCCAAGTATTGGAACACCTCATCGGGCAATTCCATTCCTTTTGAAAACGTATTGCTTAGATGCTTGCCCCTGTGAATACGAAGGAATGACCGCATCAACCGTTCATTGATCGGGTCGTCCTGGTTGAATGTTCCTGCTCGGACTACATCCCAGATAGCGTAAATGATTTCTTCCTCTGTGGTCATTGAGTGATCTTTTTGAATATTATAAAAAAGAAAAAAGCGATTGAAATTGCTATAACTATCAGAGTTACGTTAGCGACAACCCTAACAAAAGGTGGTTTTCTCATGATTGATTCACTTTTCTAAACATTTGTTCAAACTGGTTGCTTATTTGTACACGCTCGTCCGCGGTCTTGCCATACAATCCCATCACCGTTGAGAGGATGATGTTTTCAATAGCCTCATCGGGGAGGTTTACGATCCTCCTTTCGGGTTCTGTGACCTTGGCAAAGGAAGGCTTCTTGCAGTAGACGATCTTCATAAAAGAAGCCACCGTAGTACCACAGTCGATCTGGAACAAACCGTTTTCCTGAAGTATAATGGGGTAGTGTTTGGTAGGTCGTTGGTTCGGGTTTAATACCGCTGAGGTATATTGAGCCTGTGTCTTTAGATCGGCCCTTCGGCACTTGCTACCATCCTCATAGATGATATCATAGGACACCAACCTCATATATTTCAAAGGCAATGCCGCTATATAGCGATCCGTATCATCGGGGTCAGCGATAACCGCCAATTTCCCCGGAACAATAAGTGGCCGAATATCATCGACCACCTCTTGCGTTCTCTCCATTGACCTCAACTTCTCTCCGACAAACTCCAAGGTCGCGGTTCTGAAGTGGTTCATCAATTCCGGCAACTGAAAATAATCAGAGCCATTCTTGTCAGCGAACTGCTGCATCTTTTCTTCTACCTCTGATAACGTATATGTGAAATCCATAGCCGGAAATTAATTTATTGTGATTTTAAAGCCTCGTAAAGCTTTCCTGATAGTTCTGCATAGAACTCAGGCTGATTTTCAAAATAAAGCCTTAGGCCCTCATAGGAAGTAGCCAACGGGTTTCCTTCATACATATACGTGGCATTGCTTTTCTTGATGATCTTTAGACGTTCCATCTCCTTGATCTCGTACACGAACTGAGCACCGTTAAGGTCTTCCATGATCTTCCCTACTTCTTTTGCATGCTCATAGCTTGCACGGGTATAGGTTTTCAATCGCTGACGTAGCTTTTGTTTCTCTATCGTGGGGTCATTGATAAGCTTCTCTTCCCGGTAGGATAGGTTCAGCTTGGAAAGGACAAAACGAAGCTTCTCGATTCCGAGAGCGTTCTTGCCGTTGTCCAAGGAGATAAGCCCAATGAGCTTGTCCACAAAATCTTCCTCCACCAATTCACGGATGTCCTGATGATCGAGGTTGATCAGTTTGATACGTGGGTTGGAGATTTTCCTTGAAAGGTACTGCTTATTGAGGCGTACTTGATCATTCGTAACGCCCACCTCCGGGTGTCCTACCAACCAGTCAATCGCAAGCCTATCATCGGGGTTGAACTCGGGATTGAAATCCATTTCAACCTTTTCGATACTAAACCCTAAAAGGCGGTCGCCATTGGCATTGTACAAAAATCGTTGTTTACCTGTGAAAGGATCCCTATAAGGACCGATCATACGTCCGCTGAACCCAGCAATCCCATTGTTGTTTACCAAGGAGTAACTTAGTTTCCATCGGCCCTTGATAACACCTTCGGATAATACGGTTTTTTCTTTTTCTTGTGTTTCCATAATTGTATTTATAATAATAACCTGCCCGCAGTAAGGTGCGGACAGGTTGGTTGATTACTCTCCTTAGAAAGTGAAGTCAGCAGCTTTCTGACCAGCTAATGTAGTTCCAGTTAAAGAACCACCAGCATAAGCGGTGGTAGCTTTCAGGATTCCACAAGAGCGTACATCATAAAGCACTGCCATCAGTTCAGATAGCATGTGGATCTGGCACCCGTCAAAACCAGAGGAAGCAGTATTGCTCTGCTCTCCTGCAGGATCGAAAGAGTGAAGTCCATTTACATACTTCTTGATCAGTCCTCTACCGGAACGGCTAAGAACCTCGAAGTTAGGAACACCATCCACCGGAGTAGTGTTCAAAATGTAAATGTTACCAGTACCAACAAGTCCTCCGTTGGTAGGATAAAGACCTGGGTGGTTCAACAACTCATCTTCAAGGATGATGAAGGCGTTCCCAAGGTAGTTGTACTGAGTTACAGCAAACCCAAGCTTCAACTCTTGTCCGGTAGTCACATTGTAAACAATGTTGGATGCTCCGGAAGTAGTTGTGCTCGCATCGAACTGCATCAGTTTCTTCATACCCGCATCAAAGGCGGTACGACCGATACGGTCAGTAACCGCAAGGAAGGTGTTTCCATCACTTCCCTCAGGGGAACGTGTGGCAAGTACGTTGGTGATTGCTTCGATCAATTTATGGTCAAGACCGTTGTTCGGGTTGTAATCGAACGTGGCGTTGTCCTCGATCTCAGGAATCCAACCGTTACCGATTACCGGAGCTTCAATTCCAGACTCGGCCTGGAAGCCATCAACGGTAAGCTTATTGGTTCCGTAGTTCTCATACCAGCTATGAGTGGAAGGATCCATGGAGATACGTGAGTATCTTAGGGCCTGCTCATTCAACATACGGAAAATGGTTTCCCCACGTAACACCTCGTCAAATTCCCACATTTTCCCATTGCCGTCTTCACTGTTGGCGATGTTCGCAATTTTCTGTTTCTTCGCAGAACCAGTCATTGTCAATGTGTAACGGGTGATGAAGGAATAGTTGATCCTCCATTTGTTACGGGCAGTCCTTTGACCACCTTTGGTAGAACCTTCCCCGAAGGCAGAACCGGATTCAGTAAGTACCGTTCCGATTACCAGGTGTGAAGTGCTGAAAAGTCCAGCTGGACCTACAGTCTTCCCATCATAGGTGTAGTGACTTCCGTCAGCTGCTCTACGACCAGCTCTTACAAAGATCACGGTAATTCCTAAACCTGCGTTTAGTACTACCCTGTCATTCGCGTTGAACTTGTCTCCGTGAATTCCATTGGTAGGATCGTGCTGTACAGCGATAGATACCAACGTGTTGGTTTCTACATTGTCAAAACCAGCGGTGATCGTACCGAGGTTGGTTACGCCATTGGCGGACATATCCGGGTTTGGAGAAGCGGCCTCAAACCAGGCTCCAATCGTGGCATCTCCTGTAGTATATGCAGGAAGGACATCCATCCCCTCGTAGGCGATGCGATAGGCGTTGTCGTTTATTTCATCGCCAGAAGCCTTCATCTTCCCTTTTTGGATCCCCTGGTTCACTCGACCAGAGTAATACATCCAAGACTGGAATTTGTTGTACCTCTTAAATAAGTCAAAAGACTTTCTTTTAACTGCGAAGTGTTTCTTCATCAACGTAGTCAATGAATTAGCTTCGGTGTGAATCTGTGGATTGAACCGTTCAACGGTTCCTCTCAATAGAACTCCCATGTTGTGTGTTTTAGATTTTTTATTAAAAATATGTTTTCAAAAAATCCTCAACTTTTACTACCGTTGGCTGTTTTAGGTTAAGGGGGAATTTGGTTTTATACTGAAACGGTGCGGCGTTGCCTGCGTTATTTCAATATGCTTGATAACAATCCTCGACTTTCGTCTCCACCTGTGCTGCTGCCTCGTTTTTGGGCTTTAGTGATCGATGAACCTTGCTTGCTACTCTGCGTTTTGTAATCGTCGAGTATCGCTTTCATCCCATCATTATAGGTTAATCCAGACGCCTTCTTATAAATTTGTTCTTTATACGCGCGCATCATAGCTACCTCAGCTAACAGTTTCTTGTCTGACTTCAAGTCTTCAAGGATCTTTCCAGTTTTTATATCCTGGTAAACTTTATTAACGGTTTCCCGGTCTGGTTTCAGTCCGAAAAAGTTTTTGTTGTTGAATATCTCGGCAAGGGCGTTCTGAGTTTCCTCGGCACTGCTCTTTTCCTGATCTGCCTGTCTTTGTGTACGGGCCTGTTCGATCTTCGCTTTCTCTGCTTTTGCAGGTTCAATGACCTTGTTGCGAAGGATGTCCCTCAGGCGCTCTGCCCTCAAATCCATCTGATTGCTATCGCGGAGCTTTTCAAGCTGTTCCTCGATATCGTCCTGAACATCCTCATCGTTGAGGTCTTTGTTCTTCTGAACGGCAATGGTTTCAAACTCCTTGCGCATCAGCTCTTCGTGTCCAAGTTCCAAAAGGGGTTCGTACATTTCAAGCTTGCCTTGGGCCTTGTCGTACTCCTGATCTTCGGTTACGGAAACGACTTCTTCATCCCCTTTGTTCATGAAGTCTTTCAACTCCTGAGTGGTTTTGAACTCCTTGTTCAGTTTCTTGTTGAAGGAAGCAAGGTCATCATCCGTTAACTCATCATCATCTTCCTCTTCTTTTTTCTCTTCTCCAAAAAGACTTTCCTCTTCAGATTCTTCTTTTTCTTCACCGGTGTTTTCTTCTTCCGGGGCTTCCGCTCCTTCCGCATCGGCACCAATGCCATCGTACTCTTCAAGATCTTCAGCTTCTTCTTCCTGATCCTTCAGACCAAGGTCCATTTCATCATCGTAACCAAAAGCTTTGTTTTCGTCAAATACTGTTTCTTCTTCTTTGTTATCTGCCATTTTGTAAAAATTATGTTAAACAAATCTAATAAAAAAATCCTATACCGGCTTTTTAGTCGGTGTTTTATTTTCTGAACGCCTAGCTTCCTGTTCTTTCTGGAACAGTTCTGCCGCTTTCATCTTCTCTGCGGAATTCGCTTTCGTGTTGTCGCTGTACGCCTTGTTATCAGCATATATCGTGGCAACGTCTTTGTCTTTTTTGTACCCTTCTCTTTTAAGAGTGTCAGCACTTTCCCTATCTGCAGCTTTGGATTCCAGTTCTCTTTGATGTGCCTCCTGAGCAGCTTTCTCTTGTTCCTGACGCATTTTCGACAAGGAATCGATCATCCTCTGGAAGGTCGCTTTCTTCTCAGTAGCTGATTCTCCCTCAAAGACCTCTATCAGCCCCATGATCATCTCAGGGGTATTGGCAGTGGACAAAGCCATCTCTGCTGCTCTATTAATCGTTTCTGCAGCATCAAGGTCTTTCTGTGCATCGGACAAGAAGATTCCCAAGTCAGCTTCAAAGAAGTCCTTGTAAAGCTTGATGAACTTGTTCTTCATATCGCCAAAGACAAAATGAATCAGTTCCCCTTCCTCATAATCGTACTTGGCACGCATCAGTACTTTTTCCAACAATCCCTGTATAAAATCATCAAATGGTGAATAGATAACTTCAGTCCTTGCGGTACTACCACGAATGGCACGCTCGGCATTGTTCGCTGTTTGGTATTGCCCTATCTGGCCCTCTCGCTCCGGAGATATTCCGACGAATTTGGATGCAAGGTCTTCTATGATGGCAAGACCACTAAAGAGATCCTGTACAGCCCCTTTTTGCGAGAGGTCCAAGGAGGTAAATTGATTGAACGTATTTTTTGCCGCGCCTTTCTGCTTGGAGTTGATCACCATCAGGCGGTCTTTCTTGATGTGGTGCATCACCGCGTTCAGGCCGCTTTCATATCCCCCTTTGGTAAATTCCGTAGGGGTCTGGGCGACATCATACACCAATACCCGCGAGCTTCCAGCACTCTTCATAGAGAGCCTGATCTCAAATAAGATTTCAGAGGCCATCTCCTGTAATTGGATAAGCTTGGCTGCAGGGGATTTGATGTTCGCAGTTCCGGTAGTATTATCACGAACAAGTGATATCACAGGGAGGTAACAGATATACGGGTTTTCCTTGGAGGAATACCGCTGGTCCATTTCTCCCCATGAAAGGCAGATGTCCGGACCGAGCATGATGCAATGGCGCGGGATCTCCCCATCTATGTTCTCCACCGTATCGTTCTTTCGGGCCTCGGATTCATCGTTCAGTTTCTTGTAGAATTCCTCACCGGTCTTCTTGCTCTTGGAAACCTTTACGCTGGTGCGTTTTTTGGATTTCCACATCGCACTGACCACGCGAAGCCTATTGGTCTTGTTGCTGGTATTATGCCAACCGTCATATTTTTGAGTTATGGATAAGCTCTCCCCGTCTTCACTTACCTCGGTGCTACTGCCAAAGCTCTCAAACATCTTCTTGACGTCCTCTTTCTGGGTGTGGGTAAGCTTAAAAATGTTCAGGATCTCGTTCAAGGAAAGCCAGTAGCTCTCAAAGAATTTTTCGTGGTTGTCCTGTACGATCTTATAGGGGTTGATATCATAATCGACATCTAGTGGGTGTGCCTTCCGAAGGGTGGTATGCCCGTTTTCCTTATCGAGGATCGCATGGCACCTGTCGGTGATGCAATAGTCCAGGAAGAGTTCCCGGAACTTGTGCTTCTCTTTACGCACATCGAGGAAAAGCGATATCAGGTTATCAGCGACCTCTTCGGCCAGCATCTTGAAATCTTTATTGAAAAATTCTTCCACATCTTCGGGAAGTTCTATGTCGGGGTTCTCTGTTTCTGGTTGGAAGCCGAGATCTTGTTTCATCTTCTCTGCATACTCGCGCATCATTTCCTCAGCGAGCAAGTCTAGTTTCTTTTGAAACTTGGCGTTCTTGGATTTCTTATCCAATACGTAAGCTTTCCTTCGGATAGGGCGCAACATGAATTCTCCCACGAGTTGTTCGACCTTGGTCTGTATCAGCGGGTACACTACATAATCAAGCCCCAGGTCAGTACCGTGGGGTTTGGTGATGGCATCCACCGTCTTTGCTTCATCGGCGTTCAACTCTGCATTGTACCCTTTGTAGAGTTTGAGCATCTGTTGTTTGGTGTCGTCGTAACCGCTTGAATGAGAAGAACTGACATAATCAGTAACGTGAGAGATATGCCACTCTTTTGTCTTTTTTGACTCGGGAATGGTCTGGTCGGGGAGAGCACTCGAACTCATTTATGATAAATTTTAGTTAAATGTATTAATTTTTATTTAATTTTCGGTGATGTTCTTCAAGAGTAAATGCAAATACATCCCCTCCATAGAGATCAACGATGTCCTGTTGTTCTTTTTTCATGCGGTCCCGGGAGCTTATTTTGAGGTTTTCAAAATCTTCCCTTTCTTCCCCTGCAAGGTCAAATTCAGGGTCGAAGATGTTCGCTTTCTTGTCAAAAGCATAGGGATCGTTGTCCAGGTCTACCTGTTTTTCGGTCTTCCAAACCTTGGATCCACCCTCGTTCACCCATCCCCCAAAATTGTCTATGATGCTATTGTTATCCGGTTCATCCTCGATCCCCTCGGAGAGGTCGCCAAACATATCGAGCTTGCTGACCATGCACATTCCATAGGCAGAACCTAAATCGGCATTGCTTTCACCAAAATCTATCAGGTGGTCCAGGATTTCTTCAAACCATATCTTGTCGAAGTTCTGGTTCACCTCTGCCTTTAAAAGCCGAAGTGTAAGCCCGAAGGCATATTGGTTGGAGAGCTTGAAACCGACCTGGTTGACCGCATTGGAGTTGTACCCCTGCCCTTCAAGGTTCGGGCGTGCTTTCAGATACTGCATTCCCCCCGCTCCCTCAAAGTAGGATTTAATAAGGATCTTGGTGTATTCAAGTAGCATCTCCGCATCGTAGTACACACACAGGCGCAAGGAGGCAGAATAAAATTCATCATCCTCATCCGAGGTTCCCCTGTCCATCACGTAGGCGATCGGAAGGTCGTGGTCACGGTTCACGCTATAGAAACAACGGTAGACAATGGTCGCCCCAAGGGAACCAGTACCTTCCTTCACCTCATCATCGTAACTATCACAACCGAGGATATCGGGATTGAATGGCAATCGCTTGTGATCGATGGGATCCATTAGCTTCTTGACCGTTCCCAATTCATCATCTTCGATAAATGTGATCTTGGAACCACGGCTGAGGTGTATCTTATCGATCTCTTTCAGGTTCTTAGCCCTGGCAATGAGCTTCATTGTCACGGGGTCTTTGGTCGTCCATTCCAGCCTTCCGGTGAGTATCGGGTAAGGACAATCGTCAAGCCTGTTTTTCTGGGCGTTCAGCTTCTTGCGGTTCAAGAACCCACCGGAGTTCTTGATGAAGATATCGGATTCTTTGAGGGGGTATGTTTGAAGGTGTTTTATATAACCTTCCGATCCTTCTTTCTGTTGACGTTCGGCCATGATGTATTTCAGGGCTGCTTCGGAATTCGTTTTCCCGGTACGTCGATCAAAGAAGGAAACGGTCTTTCCTGTTTTTTCATCGGGAATACCATCCCCAGGATAATAGTCCGTAGCGGAGACAAAAATTTTTTTAAGGTTGTAGGTTTCTTTCTTGGCCCTCCATAGGGTTTGATATCCCTTGGAACCTTTCTCAATATCCCCGCCCGTTCCGTAGATAATCGGGATTCCGTATTGGATTGCACCTTCCTTGAAACAAGGTTCAGTGGCTTTAAAGGCCGCAATGATATCATCAAATAGCCCCGCCTCTTCAAAAATCACCAGGGAGAGTTCCTTCCCTTCAAAACCGGAAGGGTTGGCGTACATCGTTTTCATGTACATCGTGGACTTCAGTCCGTATTCTTTCTTCTGCTTGTTCTCGATATCGAAATAACTCAGCCTGTACACATCGTCGTTCTTGATGCTCACCGCTGCGGTATATTCCGGACGGAGGTCTTCCATTAGCCCTTTCACTTTTTCGTAGAAATCCTGTGCCTTATCATCCTGTCCGGCAGCAACGCCTATTTTGTTGAGGATAAAGAACAGAAGTTCATAGAGGGATGCTGATGCCCCGAAATAAGAAAGCCCCACCCTACGTGGTTTCCCTACAATAAGACCGTGCCTGTGCTTGATGGCATCTTCCAGTTCATCGTACAGCCGCCTGTCGAGTTCCCGGTAGAAAGGATAGTCCAAGGTCTTACGCTTGGCCCCTTTTTTAAGGAGGTTGATGCGGCACATATTGAGGTAAAAGTAATGTCGGCCCGTGATCTTGGGCATAAAGCTGCGGGGCTTATATCCTTCCAGGCAACGTTTGTCCTGTTCATCCCAGAAGTCGTCATAGGATAAGGTCCCAGGGTTGAAATCCGGGATATCCATATTGGGGAGATCACTGTAAAGCTTACTATCAAACTTGTTCCAGTTGATGTTTACTTCCATAGGGGGGCATTTATTTTGGTAAAATCTCGTGTATTCGATTTACTATCCATCCCAATAAATAGTCTTCCGGCTCGTCATTGTATCGGTCTAAATCGTAACCGATGTCAAGGAATATACTATTTACTAAATGTTTAGCCTCGTGAGCAATAATTCCAGGTGTAGGATATCCCTTCTTTTCCGCGGAAAACACAATATATAATTGATCCTTTCTTTCAAATACAGCGCCATCACAATTATAGATCGGTGGGTCAAAAATATCGTCTTTGAATTTATCGTTAAATTCTTTCTCTGAATTATAAATAATTATAGTGAACGGCGTTCCATAAAGAGGGGTTTTATATTTCTTAGATATCATCGAATAATGTTTATGTCAAGGTAAAAATCTTCCCAAATAGAAAATGTATAAATTTTCCTGTTATTAGGGCCGTCTGTTTGATGGACATCAATTGTCTTTGGATTGTCAAAACAGTTGCGTAAAGCCCCTAACATTTCCCAGGCGGGAGAAGCCCCCTCAATCCAAGGCATTGCCATTATATCCATATCGTTTGCTAAACTTCCGTGAATCGCTAAAGCCCACCCCTTATCCATTGCAGCCTGTCTAAAGTCGTTCCACATTGCGGCATAAAATACCGCTCTGCCATTTGTCGTTACACATTCTCTGTCTTTTGCCATTATTTGCGTTTCTTCTTCTTGGGCTGATTATTTTTACCTCGTTTAGGTTCTTTATATTCCAGTCCTTTGTATTCCAGTTCTTGCTCCTGTTTACGCTCACTTATAGTGAATTGTGGAGTTGTTACATTTAGAGTTCCTGTTGGTCCCATTTGGTTTAGATTATTTATATTAATAATATATAAAATGCAAAGACACCGACAAATGCCGATGCCTTCACGGGAAACAAAGAAGAGCCTTCAATATTATCGGACTTCGTTATAAAACGAATTCTTCTTTTCCAATTTCTGCTCTAACCTGGTGAGCTTATATCCGTTCTTGGCAGCGGGCGAGCTGTCTAAGTCTTTTCCTTGAATTTGTTTTTCGTAATCCTTGATATCCTCATTGATCTTCCGCAAATCGGAACGTATCTGTGAGGGATTTCGCAATACAGGAGATTCATCATCCTTGTTCCTAGGCTTGCTGTGGTATTCTTCGGATTCCTTGTATTCTTTTAACCTCTTGACCTTGGATTCGTAGTACAGACGTCCTTCTTCCCGAACAGGGTCGTATTGCAGATCATCGTACTTCTTCAATGCTGCCTGTATCAACTCCTGGTTCCATACGAAGGCATCACGGTTCCCGGTGACTTCCTCCATGGCTTTCCGTGGCCGGTCTTTCTCGCTGTAAAAGCGAACCTTGGATTCGTAATCAACGTAAAGCGCCACCGCGGTAAATGCCTCTAGCCCCAAGTCCTTGGAATCGATGAGATCCCGAAATGCTTTTATAGCCAAGACACCGTCGTTCTCGTCAGAGATATCGACCAATCCGGTTTTAGCGTTAATTTTTGTTAAATACATCTTAACAAATATATAAAAAAAAACAGGTAGCTTTCACCACCTGTTCGATCTATCTATAAATATCATTTTTGAGATACTCTTTTACATTGCGCTCGATCTGTCTTTGACCGATGAATATCTGATACCGATCGTTCATAATCTGTACGATTGATGC